GTCAGCGTATGCCCCGTCAACAAGGCGTAGGCTTCCAGACTGATACCGCCATTCCGCAAGGTAAACTCGACAGACAACAGTTTGCTGACCACCGCGCCGGTCTTGCCGCTGCCGCGCAAGCTCCCCGCGGCCAATTGCTTTTTCAGTTTCATTTCTAACACCGCGGGCAACGTGACGATGTGCGTGGCGGTCGGGTCCGCCAGCTTAATCGTGTTAATCCCAAACGTGCGCTGCCCGTACCTGCTGGTCATTGCCCACCTACCAACACTTGCGCCTGCGCGCGCCACGCGCGGATTTGTTTGCCGCTGCCATGAATCAAGGCTGCTAAACGTTGCAAGCCCGCGTTATCCAGTGTCGCCAACGCCGCGACCGTTGCAATGCCGGCTAATGCCAACTCAATCGCGCCCTGTTCCCCGATGCCCTTGATCTGCGTCAGGGGCTCGTCCGTAGCCAGCACAAACCGCAGCTCCGGGGCCGTCAGCAATTCGGCAATGAGCGGCGCTTCCATTACTTCTTGCGTAAACGCCGTTGCCGCGCTCCATTCATAGTGGGCAACTTGCCGCGTAACGCACTTAGGGCCGGTATAGTTGATTTTCACGTAACACCTCCACGAGCCGCTGCGCGGTGGCGTCCCACGTCGTCACTTGCGTCAAAAACTGCGCGGCACGTAACCCGCGTGCGCGCCCCCACACCTGATGCTCATAGCATGTCCGCAAGAGTACCAGCAGATGATCTTCGTCCGGCTCGACCCACTCGCCAATGTCGCCCCACTCTAAATCACCGTACTCGGCACGGGAAGTGCCTTTTACCCGTAATGTAATGCCCCACATCGCTATATCCTCAGCCAACCCACCGAAATCCGTCACAATCGTGGGCAAGCCGGTCGCGGCCGCTTCACGGGGCGGTAGCCCCCATCCTTCGCCGCGTGACGGAAAGACGAAGCAATCGGCGTCTTGTAACATCTGCCGTTGCACCGGGCGTTCCACCATGCCCGCGACAATGCGCACATTTGTATCGCGCGTGCCGTTCAAGCCCTCCGGTAACTTGCGGAAGTGCATTACCAACTGCACGTTGGGGTCATCACCAAACGCGCGGCGGAATGCGCGATAGACTAAATCCCATCCCTTACGTTTATCCGGCGTCCCTGACCACAGGAACGTATACGGGCGGCCTGTATGTTGCCGCTGTAGCGGCCAATAATCGTTGATATCGATGCCCCACTTAACGACGTGAATTGGCACTTGCACACCATTCGCACGGAACACTTCCTGATTCCAGACGCACGGCACTAGCACCGCCTGCGCGTGCTGGTTAAGCAACTCCACCCACCCGGCGGGGAGTTTGCTTGCTTCAAACATCGTAAACGCGACTATTGATTGCCCGTGCGTGTTAATGCGCGGCAACCAGCCGGGCGTACACAACGCCACCGTCGGCGTGTGCGTCTCCCAACCGGGTTGCGTGGCGTCCCACCGCGGCAGCCCTAAATCCAATATCTCCACCTGCTGCGGTAACAATCGCTGCAACGCCGTCGCAATCTTGAGCGTGCCATAGCCATACCCATCCATCGACATATTAAAGCCTGCAAACGTCAGCGTCATCCTGCCCCCCTAGCGTAACCGTGTTATCTGATAGCGACTCAAGCCCAACGCACAGTTGAGCGTGGCATCGCGTTGATCCGGCACATCGCCCACATGCCGCATTTCCAACATTCCTACCGCGCTAATGCGCTTGCGATGTAACAGCGCATAACACCGCGCCCGCGCCGTATCAATCGCCGTGTAACCCTGCCGTTCATAGAAGTACAACACCATAAACAAGCGCGCACTGTTGTAAAACGGGCCCACCGGGTCTTCCGCTTCCAGTACCAACAACGCGCACGGCTTCACTTCCAACGCCGTATCAAACGCGCTCGGCGTCAACTGCCGCGAGAGTTCGGTCGCCGTGTACACACCACCCGTCAAGGTTGCCATCAGCGTGGTGTCCGCGGTCAGAAAGTTTTTCAGCGTATCGCGTATCGTGGTCATATCAATATGCTCTCTCTAACGGCCGCATCTCGGCGACCACATTATCGTCGCGCATCCCCACACTCATTACCTGCCAGCGATACGGCGTATAGAAACGCCCGTAGGCTTGGTGCCATGGACTGCTAGGGTCAAAGTACCGGAACGTATCGGGATGGAAACCGCGCTTATGCGTCGGGTCGCGCCAGAGATTTTCACTCTGCCACCCGACCGCCTGCACGAACAACGTCCCGTCAGGGTGTAAGATGCGCCAGCATTCGTTCATAAAAGCTACCGTATCGGTCAGATGTTCCAATACATCAATCGCCTCAATCCGTGTGGCTACGTGATCCGCAAACGGCCATGGCAGGCTATCTAAATCATGTACCACATCCACCTGCGCCCCTACGCAGCGGTCGACATGCACCCACCCGGTTCTAAACTCCGCCCCACATCCTAATAAAATTTTCATCTGTATAACGTCTGCTAATCCCGTTTAACTGCTGTTTTCCCGTGTTCTATGAGTGTTTTTAGGCGGTTGCAACCTGTCTAACACTCTATAAAAACGTCTCTTAAAGTGTACGGTTTATAACTGTGATTACGCGCGTATACCCCTACCCCATTCCCCTATTCGGAGAAGGGGAGTTGCACCGTCTGGTCCCCTATCGCCGCCGCAATATCATCCTCGTCGCCCCACAACCACGTCACCAGATTGTTGGCGATCCCCACCGCCAGACTGATAGTAAACAGGTTCTGCGGCAAGACCCCCAACCACGAGGCATAGTCATCCATCGCGCCCCATGGTTGCGTGCCATCTAGCCAGCCCCGCACCTTAGCGACAAAGGGGTCATCGCCCATCAGCACGGCGGTTTTATAACAGAGACACTGGACATGGAGCGGCAACGTAATCGCCCCTTTGGGATACACATTCGTACCGTTGACGCCTTCCTTGACCACCTTTTCACATTTACAGTTAATCGGTGGATGCGACGGGCTGAGATTGATGGCCTCTTGCTCAATCCACGGGAGCTTGGCAAACACGGAATCATTCGCCATCTGGTGGGCAACTTGAATCTCATTCCGCGCCAACCGCAGCGCGTTATACGCTACCCCTTGCCCCGCGCACGCCGCGCCTGAAAACAAGCCTGTGCGGTCGCCGCGCGCAATGTCCTTCTTGGTGAGGGTATACAGCCGCTCTTCCGCCCACCGGGGACACTCCGCCCCCGCGCCGAGATACGTTTCCAACAGCGCGGCGATATTCCACGCGCTATCCCCGCGCGCGATGCCATTCGCCAATGTCGCCTGAATCCCGCGCCATGAATCGGCGTCGAGCTTCCAAATGCGTTGACTCAACGTCAGCCCATCCCCATACAACCGGCGGTCAGCGGCATCTAGCACCGCCGCCAATTGCGGCTTAAATACCCCGTCGTAATCGGGGGCAGTCGCTTCTGTTAGCTGCATCCGCCGGCGGCTTTCGTTTTTAGCAGTCTGCGGCAACACGGTACTCTGGCGTTCATGGGTCACTGCCAAGCCGCCATAGGCCAACGTTCCTGCCTGATAACGCAAATCGTAAAACAACTGTGCCCATTCCCGATAGAACGCCTGCCACACGGGTAACATCTCCTGCTGTGCCAACAGATAGCCGAGACTATCTAATTTCCCATCGCTAGCGGCGTGCTTGGTCAGGATCCGGCGGAAGTCTTTTGCCAATGCCAGCATTTGCTCATGTGTCTTACCGATTAGATACAGATGCACGCGCAGCACGCCCGCCTGTTCCGCTTCCATAAACTTCGCCGGCGGCACATTAGCTAAGGTCTTCTGCATCGCCCTCTCCGTCCACCTCACGGGCTAACCGTGCCGCGTCGGTGGCCACCACATCAGGCGTGCCTTCAGCCGCATCTCCCGCCGGCTGGAGCAGGGTCTCCCAATCTAAATCAGGTAGGAATTTCTGTAACACGGTCGTAATCGCCGCGTCTGGCAGCCCCAACGCGCGCAACCGCACCGCGGCATCCGCAATGTCGCGCACATCGACGGCTTGCAAGACCCGCTTCGTTTCCCAATGATAGATAACAGTCAGCGTGCTCGGCAGTATCCCCGCCAACAGCCACGCCAATTCAAACAGCGGTTGCAGGATTTCTTTCTCCGTCCACGGGCGTAAGGCTTCTAATGTTTCGTCGTATTGCTCTTTCTGCTTGTCCAGTACATCCCGATTGAGGTCTTGCCCGTAACCGAGCAGACTCATTGGCACGGGTGACGCCAACCACCAGGTGCGAATATGGTGCATGATGTCGGCAATCTCCCCAACCTTGCTGTCGCCCTCTACCGTCTTAATATCGGCCGTGCCGAAAAAGTCTTGAATCGCTGCCAGCGGCGCGTCTAAAATATCCGCGTTCAGTTGCTTGTACGCCTCAATCTCCGGCCCCGTCGTTCCCAACGGGAACTGGTGATTGTACTTCATGCCCGCGCGCGTCTTGCGCCGCGTGGCGACATCTAACTCGCCTTCCGTGATGCGCTTCCACGCGCTGGTGGCGCTCCGAAAGAGCGGGCGTCCATAGCGTTCCCCTTCGTCGTGGCTCCAGCGCGCGTGTACCATTTGCCACTCGGCAAACCACAGCGCGTCACTCGGTGGCTTCAACCCCGTTTGATACGGCGCATCGCTCCACCAGTACGCGCGCGTTGGGTCGGGGAAGCGGTCTTGCGCATCCGAAGCGCGGTGCATCTCTAACGTGGGCTTCCGTGTTACCTCTACAATTCGCCATTGGTCATCAATCGTGACTTCGAAGAAGGAATCGCCGTCGCGTGTGCTCAAGCGCAACCAGTCATCCAGCCGCGCGATTAAATCAAGTTGTTGCATCAGCGTGGTGGCGATTTTGTCAGCGGTCGCGTTGCCGGTCGTCACGGTAAATCCCACGCCGACCATATCCCGCGCCAGCGTGTGTAGCACGTCATCCGCGCGCGGGTCTTCATCATACATTTTGCGGCACGTCTTAATCACCTGCGCGCGCGCACTATCCGCGCTCAATTGCGTCAAGTCCGCGTCTGAGGCGCGGCGGGGCAATGCCAACTCCGCGCTCGTGGTCGTCTTGCCCTTGTCGCGGGTGCGCCATTGTTGCCACAGTTGCGTAATCTGACTGATTAAGCTCATCGTAGCAGCTCCCGTAGCATCGCTTCTAAGCGTGACAGATTACTCTCCAGCGTACTCATCACAATCGCATACTTGCCGTTCAATTCCAAGTGTTTACCATAAAACACGGTATGCCCAAGCGTGATGACTAATCGCTGCGGTGCGCCCGCGACGGTTGCCGTATCGGTCTTCAGCGCCATGGCATCCGCGCTCGCCAGTCGTCCCACGAGCGGCGGTAAGCCAAACCCATCCACCGCAAAGAACAAGCCACTCCGCGCATTGCCGGTGCGGTCTTCCCACTTCGCCCCTGCGCGCGCCGCGTTCTGTACCGATAAGCCCCACATGCCCGCGAGCGCGTGGACGGCGACTAAGAGCTTGCCCTCGTATTTCTCGATTTCAGGGCGCAGTTTCTTGGGATGCTTGACCCACCGGAATTTGATTGGACTCTTGCTCATTCTATCAGCTCCGCTTCCGCAATCACGGCGGCGCGCCGGTTAGGGCGCACGAGCGTTATCTCATATAATACCCCGGCACTGTCATTAAAACGATCCCCCGGCTGGACATTGCCGGCCGTGCAAAATAAGATGACCACGCGCCCCTTGCTCGCGCGCGCCGTCCCATCCTGCTGCACACTGCCGCCGCCTATGCGCGCCAGCCGTACCGTTTGCGCTGCCACCGTCGTGCTACCGCGGCGCAACGTGATACTCTGTGCGTTATCCCCACGAATGGTCAGCAAATCCGCGGCGGCTTGGGTCCAATCCATCATTGCAGATAACCACTCCAATCGTACCGCGCGCGGCTACCAGCCGCGGTCACATTAACCCGCGCCCGATACTCGGCTTCCAATGTGTCTGCCAATGTGCGCAGGCTTTCCGATGGTGTCGCCTTCTTCACGCGCTCATCGCCAATCGCATACTCCGTAATCTCTCCGCCCACCGTCGTCACGGCGGCTAAGGCTTGCTTGCGCAATGCCAACGCTTGCGCCAACAAAATGAGGATACTCGCATCCGCATCGGTCAGATAGGGGTACGCACTGCTGCCATCCAGCGCGTGCCCGGCCGCATACCGTAACGTGCGCGCCAACGTATACGACGGCGTCGGCGTAAAGGTCAACGTCTGCCCATTGACGGTATACCGTTCATTCCAATAGCTGGATAACGGCACGATCCCATCACCAGTGTGGATAATCCCATCTTGGGATGTGAAATCATCCAGCTTGATGACGAATAGAAAATTGGTAGGCAGCGTATAACTAGCCGTGCCGCTAATGACATTGAGCGTCATAATCAAGGTCATTGGGCAGCGTTGCGCATAGTCGTTCACGGCGTCCTTCACCGCTTGCGTGTATTGCGCCGTGGAAGGCACCCCGCTCCGCGCCGGGACATCTGCCTGCAACCGCGCTACCAGATCCGCCAACGTTACGCTCATCGGAAAAAGCCCTCAACCTTAACCGTAATCGTATCTAAGCCCGCGATATTCGCGCCCACGCATTTCACGCGCACGCGGTCACCCCAATGGATACTGCGTACTGAATTGGCGGCCAACGTCGCATCCGTCACCACGCGATCCACTACGCTAGCACTGCGGGCATTGACAAACGCCACATACTTACCCACCGCCATTGCCGCGCTGGTAATCTGCGCAAAATGCGCCAGGTCATCCCACGTTGTCCCTTCATCAGGCGAATACTGCACATAGACATCCAGCGTCGTGCCGCCGTCAAACGTCTTGGCACTAATGGTCAGCAGCAACGTCACCAGCGTGAATACATCTAAGCCTAGCACAGCGGCTCCCACGACTGCGGTATTATCCGTAATCGTCGTGGCGGCCAACAACGCTAAACTGGTGCCAGGCGTCACCACCGTCTCGCGGGTAGCACTCCAATTCTTACCCATTAGGTGCCTCCACAGGGCGCTTATGGCGTTTGCGTGTTACCAATATCGCGTCATCCGCATCCGCCGCCGCGCTTGGCGCGGGGACAACTGGCGCAACCGCGACCGGCACTGGCGGCACGACCTCCACCCATTGCACAACGGGGCGATCCAGCCATTCAAAACCCGCCGGGTCAGCGGCAGTCAGCGCGCGGGCGACTTTATCCGCCACTTCCACGACCGCGCCAGGTTCACGCCACAAATGATTCAATACACGCCGCTCTAACACTCGTACCTTTGCCATCTTGCCTCCGCGCTCTGTCGTTAGCGTTGCCCCCGTGCCACACAGCGACACGGGGGCAACTCGCAGTTAATCGTTCCGCAGCATAACCTTGATAGTGGGTGTCACCACGTTGTTATGCTCAATCTTGAACCGCAGATACTTCCCGGCTAACGGAATCCGCATATAACCGGTCGTGTCGGAATCCAACGCCACCGAATAGGTGACCATCGTGCTGACCCGTGTTGCGGTGGTACTGGCAAACGTGGTCGTTGCGGTGGATGTCGTGGTATTGGTCACGCCGCTGGCATTAGTCAATACATTGGAATAGCTCAACGGAAGTATCCAACTCTCGGAAGCATATTGTGCGTCAGTCCAGTTCACCGCGTCTACTGAGAACTGCGGCGTCACCGTGACGTGGCCAGTCGGCGTCACATCAGCCGTCACAAACACATCCGCGCTATGCGCGAGCCAGACCAAACTCAAATCGCTTCCTGAGGCCCACTTGGGTGATGCCGTATAGGTTACAGTTGAGCCGGCAATCACCGCGTTATTCCAGAAAACGTAGGGCCCCTTGATACTGGCAACCGTGCCGGGCAACGGTTCGCCCGGCGCATCCGCCAGTACCCCACTCGCCACCAGCAACAGCGCGGCGATAAACAACGTCATTCCCACACTCGCCCATCGTTGTGTCTTCATTTGCTTACTCCTTATCGTTTTAATTTTTAGGGGAGCGGCTTAGGCCGTGTATCTGCCTAAGCCGCCACGTTACACTAGTTACGCAATCTTGACCAGCGCGCCCTTCTCCGCCACCGGCGCGTCCGTCACGTTATACTCTTCCGCGTAATACTGATCCGCGGCGAGTAAGCGGCTCGTGCCGCCGCTGACATCGTAGGTCGGATAGGGGCCCTTAATGGTCATCGGATTGAAGACCCAGTGCATTGCTAGTTCCCGATTCGCCACCAAGACATAGCCGTCACTGAACTCCGTGCTGACATACACCGGCAGCCCCTTCACGCGCCCAATGAACCCATTGGCGTTGAGGACGGCATCCGGGAACCCATCCCGGCTAAACCCGTCCCAGTTGCTCAGAATATCGCCATTGGTCATACTCATAACGACGCTGGTGGGAACGTAGAAGCGATTGCTTACCTTGACGCTCGCTTGCCCGATGTATTTCACCAGTAAGGAGAGCGGATCCACCGCGCTCGTCCATGTGCCGCTGATGTTGCTGGCGACCGAGAGCGCGGCACTCAAGCCCGCGTAGAACACGCCCTGATCAATCTTGCGGCGAATTTGCGCGACTAACGCCGCCAGCGTGCGTTGTGTCGCGTCCCAACCGAGTTGACTGCGGCTAAACAGCACCGCCTCATTGCTGACCTGTTGCGCCAGACGGTCGGCGGCCGCGTCCATCGTCTTGTAGGTCATCGTCAACTCGCCGCGCTCAATCGCCGCCATCTCGCCCTTACGAATCGCGGTATACACGCAATCCACCAGCAACGCCTGTCCATCAGCGATGATACCGGTGGTCAACGCCTTGAGCCGTCCGCCGGCATAGTCAATCACGTAGTCGTCGCCTTCTACATAGGTTATCACGCCCGCGTTATCGGTCACGACCACGGTGCCGGGCGTGACGCGCTTCTGCAACATCGCCACCCAGATACCACTATCGGCGGTCACCGCTTCATTGACGACGGTTACGGTGTAGCCGGAATCACCGGAGAAGGTTTCATAGTACAGGCGGAACGGCGACACATCGGTCGTGCCAAAACTGAACACATCGGCCGCTACCAATGTGGGCATCACAAATGCCACAATCGCGCGGCTCACCGAATTCGGCAGGTTCAATTCGGTGGTGATTTCGGCTTCTTCAAACGCCTTGGCCTCACGCTGCAACTGACCTTTGTAGGCTTCATCAAAGCGTGCCAAGTACTTCGCTGCGAAGATTTCGGCTTCGGTAACGGGCTTGCGCGGATCCCAGCGGCGCACCGTGCCAAAGTTCTGCATACTCTCTTGGAGTTCCCACCCGGCGCGCGCATACGCGGGAATCCCCAACTCGCTCTCAATGACGGGGCCTAAGCTGTGGAGTCCGGAGCGGAAGCCGCGCGCTTCTAACACCAATTGGGCTTGAATCGCATCATACTCTTTGCGTTTCGCCACAATCAAGCTTTTGGCTTCCTCAATCGTCTGGGGATTGGTGCCCGTAACCGCCTCAATAAAGCTGCGTTTCATCACCGGGTTGTATGGCAAATCCTTTGTTTGCGCTTCGATATACTCGTGGACTTCCCGCGTGCGTTTCTCGGTGCGTAGCCGCAACAATTCTTCGGCTTGCAACCGCATTGCCTCAGTGATGTCCGCCGTCTCATTCAACCCTAGCAGTTTACGCAAGTCCTTGTCATGCTCG